GATTAGATGCAACATTAACGTCAGCAAGGTTGATAAACAGTATCTGTACGAGGGTAAGACCGGAAAGTTCCTCGAGGTAACCCTTCTGGAATCCAAAGGTGGACCTGACAAGTACGGCAATGACGGCTTCATCGTCCAAGGCGTGACCAAGGAAGCCCGTGACCGAGGTGAACGTGGACCGATCATCGGGAGCTGGAAGCACTCAACCAAGGCCCCTCGTCCCCAAGGTCATCCTACCGGCGGAACCCAGCCCGTAGACGACAACCTGTTCTGAGACCCTACAAGCCCCTAGGAGATGCTTTGCGCTATGGTGACCCTAGCCAGAGAACAAAACGCCTCCTAGGGGTATTACAGCTTCAGGAAACAGCATCACATGGAAGAGCTAGAGTACGCATTACGCATGATACCACCCGGTTATCGGGATTGGGTAGTCCGTAGCGTCCGATCCGGTAGTGCTACGCCACAGCAGGTAGCCGCTAGGTTCTCCATGTCCGAGCAAGACCCAGCCTATCAGCCGATGATCCGAGGATTCGAGAGGATCAAGATAGTACCGGAAGCCTATCTACATAGGATGATGGAGAAGGTAATGAACTAAGTATAACTATACTCTGAGTATATATGTCTAATAAGATCAAATCAGTGGATATAATCGAGAAACCACCGTCGGTACATGTTACCTGTTATGCATATGGTGATATGCACTCTGCGGTATTAACATCTTGGATAGATCTCGCTAATTACTTCGCGCAACGTACTCGATATGCTGCATTACGTACTATACGTGAGGATGCGCTTATTAGCAGATCACGTTGTAGAGCCACCAAGTTCTTCCTAGATGATGATAAGGACGTCTGGATCCAGCTAGACCACGACATTCAGTTCTCCACAGCAGATCTGATGATTATGGCTGACCTAGCGCATGTGCACCAAGCTGCGGTCTGTATGCCCTATTCCTGCAGGGCACTACCTCCTAGGCCAGCCTATCGCCCCAAGCCAGAGGCTACTCCACTGGAGAATGAGCCTAGCCTCACCCCCATCCTGTTCTTCGCCTCTGGAGCCGTAGCGATACCCCGTAAGGCCCTAGAGCAATCCCTAGAGATCCTAGCCACCGACGCCGTGCCACACCCATACCGCATAGACTGGGCTAACGACGAGATGGCAGGTATGTTCCCGACGCTCTGGATGCCCTTCTTACTCGAATGCGACAAGGGTAAGGACTACCTCTCCGAGGACTACGCTGCCTCAGCCCGTCTAATGCTCGCTGGGGTCAAGCAGTACATGTATACCCCGATCGAGAAGCTCAGACACTGGGGTGACTTCAACTTCACGCTGTAATGGGTAAGCCCAAGAACCTCGGCAAGGACGTCTCACTGCGTAAGCTCGCAGAGGAGCTTGGTACCCATCGTAATCGCATCACGTGGGCGCTCAAGGATGACCCCAGAGTCCCGGAAGAGGAACGTGAGAAGATCAAGACACTCTGCAGGGAACGAGGTTACACCTTCACCAACCACCCAGACCAGCACCACAACGATAAGCTCACCCAAGACCGAGCTGACGTCATCGTGGCAGGTATCCTTGAGAACAAGCCACTAGCCACCATAGCAGCCGATTCCCAGCTCACAGAGCACACCGCGTTCAAGCTTATCCGTGGAGTCAAGGTCCCAAAGGACTACCCAGAGACCGAGGAAGCGTGGCGAACAGATGTCATATCCTTCATGGAAATTGCCATCTGGAAGGGCACTAAACGCTTGGCAGAGAACGGGATGGATGAGATTGACTCACGCACAGTGCCGGTATCGGTAGCCATCCTAACCGACAAGTTGGCGGTCACAAAGGGCCAACCCACGTCAATCCACGCTTCTTTATCGTTAACTGCGAGTCACAGGGACCTGATGAAGGAGCTGGGCACCAAGGGCCAACAAGACGCCGTCGAGGTCGAAACCAACGCTGAGGTGCTCCCAGAGGGCTCGTAGCTGCACCCTACAATCGATATTATATTCAATTGAGAGGATCTGATGCCAAGCATAAGCCAGTATCATCGTGAAGAATCCGAGTCGGTCATACCAGATGCGTCAGGCATAGGGGGGGAGGGGGTCGAGCATTCGGCTGGGTCGTCAACGGTGACGCATTCCCCAACTGAAAAAAACTTCGCAAATCGCCCCCTTCGACAGTCCAAGTTCCTTCCTCGCAAGTGCCTGATCTGCTCCCGGTCGTTTGTCCCAGACCGCGACACTGGCCGGTTCTGCTCTGAGAAGCACCAGATCGAGTGGACCAACAGCCAGCCTGAGCATCCGGTTATACCGAAGGTCAGCGCGCAGCATCCTAGGGCCTTGGAGTTGCGTGACCAGAGGACGCAGTTGTGCCTGCTGGAGAAGGCCGACCCCTTCACCTACGGCTTCGTGCCGGACCACTGGGAGCTAGCCAACAAGGTGTGGTCTGAGTGTAGCGAGCTGCTGATAAGCGGTGGCAACCGAGCTGGGAAGACGCTGTGGGCGGCTAGACGGGTGGTGGAGACGCTGCTCTCGAAGGAGAACTGTAACGTCCTATGCTGCCATACGAGCAATGCCACGAGTGTCACGGTGCAGCAGCCAGCGATCTACCAGTACCTACCGGTGGCTTTGAAGGCTACGAAGAAGGGCAAGATCCACTACCTGAACTACTCGAGGAAGAATGGCTTCACGGATGGCTCCTTCATCCTGCCTAACGGCTCCCGCTGTGACTTTTTGAACTACACGCAGTCTGAGAACACCATCGAAGGCCGTGAGGCGGACCTGATCTGGTGCGACGAGCTGGTTCCGCAGAGCTGGGTAGACACGCTTAGGTATCGCTTGGTTACACGCCGTGGTAAGCTGCTGGTGACGCAGACGCCGCTGGAGGGTGTGGCGTCAGTCTACAAGGAGTTCACTGGAGGGGCGGCCATCACCGAGTGGCATGGCGGGCAGATGCTTAAAGGTAAGCAGGGACTACCTACTTGGCCGATGGGCAAGGCTCCGAGGGTGATGCGGCTGGAGAAGATGAACCGGAGCACGGTCTTCTTCTACTCCGAGGACAACCCTTACAACCCATGGGACGAGATGAAGTCCAAGCTGGTTGGTGCGCCGATGGGGCAGATCCTGACGCGTGCCTATGGCTGGGCGAGTGACAACATCGGCAAGGCATTTGCGCGGTTCAGGCCGGAGACGCACTGCATCCCTAGGAGCAAGATTCCGGATGGTGGTACGCTGTACATGGTCTGCGACCCGGCAGGCAGCCGTAACTGGTACTGCCTTTGGATGCTGGTCTACGAAGATGGTCGGAAGGTTGTGGTTCGCGAGTTCCCGGACTTTACCGGGTATGGAGAGTGGGCTCTTGCGAGCGAGAAAGCGGACGGGAAACCCGGTCCTGCGCAGACGTTGGAAGCGGGTAGGAGCGTGATCGAATACCGGCAGCTATTCCGCACCATCGAGGAGGAGATTGGACGTGGTGAGCCGGTGATGCGGCTGATCGACCCCAGAGCGGGTGGCAGTCCAGCACTCAGCGAGCAGGGTGGTACAACATTGATTGACCTACTAGCCGAGCCTAGCGATCAGGACGATGGCATGGCGTTCATCCCTGCGCCGGGTGTGCCGGTGGACCAGCGGACTGCAGCCATCAACTCTGATCTGAGCTACGACGCTACAAAGCCGCTCACGTCCTTGAACGAGCCGAGGCTCTATGTGGTGGACGACCTGCACAATCTGATCTGGTGCATGAGTGAGCATACTGGAAGGGATGGTCAGAAAGGTGCGTCCAAGGATCCTATCGACTGCTTGGGCATGCTTTTGATCTCAAAGATCGAGCATGTGGGTGCTGGTGGGCTGGATAGCTACGGCGGAGGGGGGTATTAGCATTGCTTTTTCAGAGCAAACAGACCAAAGGGCTTCGGATGAATTACGCGACGAGTTACAAGACCAGTGGTGATGCAATGGCGCACGTGGGTGACGCGCCTGACGTGGGTGCGTTGAACGAGGAGCTGCGTCGTGCGGCAACCGACTTTGGTCTTGGGACGAGGGTGGGGCAGGCTGAGAACACCCGTTACTGCCGCTGGGACGGTCAGAGCGGTGACGGCAAGAAGTGGAATGACAACCAGCCGAACGGGAAGATGGCGTTCCCTTGGGACGGCGCCTCCGACACGCGCATTCCGCTGGCTGACGAGGTTGTGAACGGGCTGGTTGACGTGTGCTCCACTGCCTTCTGGCGCTCGATGCTGCGTGTGGCTCCCACCAACGTGCGGAATCTGGACACTGCGGTGACGGCGCACAGCCTCATGGACTGGGTGATGAACCAGAAGCTCTACACGGACATGACCCGTGAGGTGGAGCTGCTGAGCCAGTACCTGTGGACCTATGGCTGGGCAGGTTGCCATGTGAGTTGGCAGCAGGAGATCGGTCAGAAAGAGCAGTACGTCACGGTCGAGCAGCTCATGCAGATCGCGGCGCAGAGCCCTCAAGGAAGCGTGTTGGCGGACCTGCCGAACTTGTTGGCGAATCCTGATGCCACCGATCAGTTGGCCGAGCTGCTCATGGCTGCGTTTCCGAATCTCAAGAAGCGCAAGGCTCTGGAGTGCGTGAAGGACCTGCGTGAGGAAGGCGAGTGCGAGATCTACGTGCCAACGCTGGTGAAGAACTCTCCGAGCGTGGCGGCATTGGCTCCGTACGATGAGCTGGCGTTCCCACCGGAGACGACCGATATCCAGAGTGCGCGTGTGGTTTTCCGCCGCTGCTACATGACCGAAATCGAGGTGATGCAGCATGTCGAGACCGACGACTGGGATGAGGAATGGGCCAAGCAGGCGATTGCTACCCGGGGACGGTTCTCCAACTTCTCGGACTATACCTACACCATCGGACTGACCAACAACGCGGTGCTGGACCGTGAGAATCTGATCGAGGTGGTGTACGCCTACCAGAAGGCGCTCGATGAGGACGGTGTCCCGGGCGTCTACTGCACGGTGTTCTGCCCTCAGGTGGGTAATGCTTGGGGCAAGTTCGAGCTGATTGACTACGAGCACGGTCAATATCCGTTCATCGTGTGGCGTAGCGAGGTGATCCACCGGAAGATCGTCGAGAGCCGAGGCGTTCCGGAGATCTGCGCGACATGGCAGAACGAGATCAAGGCCCAGCGCGACTCGATCTTCGATTACACGAGCCTCAACACGATTCCGCCTATCCAAGTGCCGAAGACGAGGGGCGGAAACCTGCGTCTTGGTCCTGCGGTGCAGATTCCGGTGCTGCGTCCGGGCGAGATCTCGTTCATGCAGCCTCCCGCGCGTGAGCCAAGCGTTGCGTTCAACCTCATCGCAGCCATCGAAACGCAGGTGGATCGGTACTTTGGCCGTCCTACCGAGAAGGTTCCGCCTGCGCTTACCCAGATGCGGCAGCAAAGGCTCGTCAACAACTGGCTGCATGGATGGACCGAGGCGTTCCGGCAGGTCTTGAGCCTCACGTTGCAGTACACTGGGCCTGAGGAAGTGGCTCGTATCACCGGCAGCAACGTTCCTCTGAGCACTAACGTCCAAGAGTTCGACGTTTCGCTGAAGTTCGACGTGAGAGAGCTGCAGACCGACCTCGTGACCGAGAAACTCAAGGCGCTTTCGAGCCTCGTGCTGCCGCTGGACAGCGTTGGCGTGGTGGATCGCACCAAGCTCGTGGGTCTGGCGCTGCGTGCGATTGATCCGACGCTTGCGAATGAGCTTATCATGCAGGCTGGTCCGGCCTCGCAGAAGATGTTCGACGAGACCAACGACGAACTCGGCCTGATGAGCCTTGGCAATCCTCCGAAGCTGCGTGAGAACGATCCTACGGCGCAGGCTCGGTTGAACTTCGCGCAGCAGATCCTGCAGGCGAACCCGAAATACCAGCAGCAGGCTCAACAGGATCCGTTGTTCCAAGCTAACTTGCAGAAGTACGTTGAGAATCTTCAGTTCAGCGTCCAACAGCAGCAGAACGCGGTCACTGGACGTCTTGGCGTGCAACCCGGAGCGACTCCTCAATGAGAATGACCGACGAACAGCTCAAGATGGCGCTGGGTGGCGTGGGTGAGCATGAGCCGGTACTGCGTGCGTTGCGGCAGGTGCTAGGTGAATTGATTGCTGACGAGGTGTCCGCAGCGATCAACTCGGCACTGACTCCAGAGGCGAGGGCCTACAATTGCGGACGAGCGGCTGCTCTATCGGATGCACGCTCGTTCCTCGTGGAGATGGGTCTGAAGCTGGAAGCTCCCCAAGAATAATTGGTTGACGTTAGCGATAACGTCGTTCATCAGGGCTTCAGCTTTCTGGGTTTAGCGTTAAACCCTGTCGTAGTATGCCCGACTTGCAGGGCCTAAAAAGCATGGAAGCAACACAAACCGGGGAAGCGACACCCTCCCAAAACACGGCACAACCGCTCAATCCACTACCGCTCGACACGGTGGCGTTAGCGAAACTGTTGGAGACTCGGTTCTCTGAGACTCCGAAAGCTGTCGAGGAACCGGAACCAGCCGCTGCGAGTGCAGATGAGCCGGTTGCCGAGGAGTCAGCGTCCGAGACTGCTGAGACCGGGGAGGCGACACCCGTGGAGGATCCCGCTGAGGAGGAAACCTCTCAGCAGACTGAAGACGCTACCGAGGACGAACCGGCTGGAGTCCAAAAGCGCATCAACAAGCTCGTTGCCCAGAAGAAGGAAGCCGCAGCAAAAGCGGAAGCCTTGGAGCGGGAACTGAATGAGGCGCGGACGAAGCTGGAAGCTCTTGAGCAGCAGGCGGCAGTACCGCAGGCGGCAGCGACGACCGACAATCCGTTCTCTGACATCTGGGACGAGGCGAAGCTCAGCGATGAGTACCGCAAGGCCCGGGAGTTGAAGCGGTGGTGCGAGGACAACGCTGACGGCTGCGAAGTTGGCGGGAAAGAGTACAGCGCGGATGAGATCAAGGCGATTCGGCGACGAGTCGAGGATGCCTTGGATGTTCACATCCCAACGCGGCACCAATTCCTCAACACTTACAAACAAGTGCGGCCAGTTGCGGAGAGTGCGTATCCTTGGTGGAAGGACCGTAGCAATCCGACGTATTCGGAAGCGCAGCAGGTGTTGCGGCAGATGCCACAGCTTGCGTCGTTTCCGGACTATCAGATTGCCATCGGTGACTTCCTAGAAGGTCGGAAGGCTCGAATGGAACGCGAGAAGAGTGCGAAGGCTCCTGTCAAGGCCCCTGTGAAGGTGGCCCCGAAGCAGCCTGCGGCTCCCAAGGCGAGTCCGGTCAAGTCTGACAAGGCCAACGATGCGGCAAGGTCTGCCAAGAAGGCGTTCAACCAAAGTGGGAGCACTGCCGATCTGTCGCGATTGCTTCAACACACACTTCTAAAATCCTAATACTATGCCCTATCTCGGTGTAAACAATCAGGTCGGCGTCCGCGAGGAATTGGCCGACTATATCGCTAACGTCGACGCTAAAAGTACCCCCTTTGTGTCGATTTCTCCCAAGGGGAGGGATCTTGGAAACGTAGTCATGTCATGGCAATGTGACGATTACTCCGCTCCTCAGCTTGGCGGCGTGATCGACGGAACTGACGTCTCCAGCTACACGAACGAGTCGGCCAATCGTCTGCGCGTGACAAACTACGCTCAGGCTTTCCGCCGCAACAGCCGGGTCGGCTTCATCGCCGAGACCCAGAACGTTGCTGGTGCTGCCTCTGAGGTCGCCTACAATGTTGCCAAGCTCCTCGTTGAGATTAAGCGCGACATGGAGTCCACGTTCCTCTGCACCAATCAGGCGGCTCAGCAGGACAACGGCTCCTCCACTGCCTACCAGACTGGTTCGCTTGGTAACTGGCTCCTCGGCACCAACAGCTCCAACATTGGCGCTCTCGCCTCAGGTTCCGCCTTCGCCCCTGCTGGCGGCGTGACCCCGGGCACTGCGGCCACAAACGCCATCAGCTCCGTCACCTCGGCTAACTTCACCGAGGCCACCGTGCAGAACGTGCTCACCGCCATCTACTCCAAGACTGGCGTGTTCCGTGACTATGACTGCATCCTTGGAACCACCCTGAAGCGTGCGTTCACCAACCTGACGTCCGGCAGGTCCTCGGACAACTCGACCACGAACTCGTTCAGCCAGACCGCTGTTCGTACGTTCAATCAGGAGCTGTCCAGCTCGACGTTCGCGTCCTCCATCGACGTGTTCGAGGGTGACTTCGGTCGCCTGATCCTGCACCCCACCACCTTCATCGGTGGTAAGAGCACGACCACGTTGGCTGCTGAGGCTTACCGTGGCTACGTCATCCCGATGGACATGACCGAGATCCGGTATTGTAAGCTGCCCGAGGTCAAGGATCTCCCTGACGCTGGCGGCGGTCCTATCCGTCTCGTGCAAGCCATTGCCGGTCTCGTGGTGAAGAACCCCGGTGGCTTCGGCATGTTCGCTGGCGCGTCGTAATCAATCACTCAACGGGGAGCATCTGCCATATCGGTGGGTGCTCCCCTTTTTTCTATCATGCAACAACCTATACTCGACAACGTACTCGAAGGACTTCCTGCACAACTCAGGCAGGATGTTGTAAAAGAACTGGCTACAGGCTATCACGCGGATCTGGTGAAGGCCGAAGTGCACCAGAAGCGCATCGCCAAGGATAGCCAGCAGGATCTCCGCAGCATCGATGGCATTGGCCGGTTGCGGATGCGTATAGATCCGACGCTCTACCATCACTGGGGAGCAAAACTAGGCTACGAGTGCTGGAAAGACTCTCAGTTCCTGCGTGAGGTGGAGCGCGATAACCCGGAAGTGCGCGTCAAATGCGGGGGAACCAAGTTGCAGGTCGGCTTTGCTCCGACGAACACTAAGTTCAGCAAGAAGTACTGACGTATGGCACAGCAGATCATCAACATCGGAGCAACGGCAAATGACGGTACTGGTGATCCGCTGCGGACAGCGTTTGACAAGTGCAACGACAACTTCACTGAGCTATACGCTGGAGGTGGTGGTGGCGGAGGTGGAATCGGAGGTAACACTGGATCCACGGACAACGCTATCCTGAGGGCTGATGGCACTGGAGGATCCACGCTTCAGACTTCTGGAATCACGATCGCTGACGGCGCTTCTGGAACCCTTAGTGGCACCAACAGCGGGGACCAGAACATCTTCTCCACCATTGCCGCAGGTGGTCAGTCTCTAGTTGCTGATAGCACTTCCGATACGCTGACTCTGGTTGCTGGAACCAACGTCAGCATCACGGCTGATGCATCGACCGATACGATCACCATTTCGGCAACTGGAGGCTCTGGTGGTGGAAACGTCTCCGGTCCTGCTTCTCCCACCACGGACAACGCTTTGGTTAGGTGGGATGGGACCACTGGACAGCTCATTCAAAACAGCTCTGTCACGTTGAGCGACACTCAGGAGATGAGTGGGTTGAAGAGCCTAACATTCAACACGGCTGGCGGAACGGTTGGTTTGGCGAAGATGGTCTGGGACACGACCAATCAGACCATTGACCTTGGTATTGGAGCTGGATCGGTCAACGCATTGCTTGGCGTCGATAGTCATGTGCTGGGGCGCAACACCACAGGATCGACAATCACTCGCGGGCAGGTTGTCCGAGTAAACGGTGCGAGTGCTGGAAACCTCACGATTGCGTTGGCTCAGGGGAATACGGATCCGAACACCGCAAACACCATCGGCATTGCGGCGGAGACCATTGCCAACAACGCCACTGGAATGGTCATCACGAGCGGACTGCTGCGTGATCTCAACACGGCAACTTTTGCGGCTGGCGATCTTCTATACATCAGCCCAACAACTGCCGGGTTGCTGGTGAACACGATTCCAGCAGCTCCCAACCACGCGGTAAGAATGGGCTATGTAGTCAGTGCTCACCCTTCCAACGGCATCATCTACGTCGCCGTCAATAACGGCTACGAGCTGAACGAGCTGCACGACGTAAACTACCCGACGACTCCTGCGACAAACGACTTCTTGGTCTACGCCACCAATCGCTGGGAGAATCAGACTGCCGCCACTGCTCGCACTTCGATGGGGCTTGGCGCTCTTGCGACCGTCACTCCAGCTTCTGGGGTTGCCACGTTCCTGACGACTCCGACAAGCGCTAATCTGGCTGCCGCAGTCACCGACGAGACTGGAAGCGGATCTCTGGTTTTTGCTACGAGTCCTACTCTGGTGACGCCTGCACTTGGGACTCCGACAAGC